CAACGGGATCGGTGACCCGGACCTGATCTACGCCTGGCACGCCATCCGGATCGTCTGCCAGGCCGGCGGGTTCCGGCCCGGCGGCGGCGGCCGGGCCATCCGCCACGCCAGCTCCGGCGGCCGGGTCTGGGGGATCACCTACGGGTACCCCAACTTCTGCGGCGACGGCGACGGCGACGGCTGGGACGTCAGCTGCTCGACCCGGCACCACCACGAGTCAGGGGGGCGCCACCTGGCCCGGGCGGCTGTCGCCGTCGGCAGCTACCGGGCCGCGCCGGGCTCGTTCGAGTCCTGTGTCATCGCCCGCGAGTCCGGCGGCCGGGCCGACGCGGTCAACCCCACGTCCGGGGCGGGCGGCCTGTACGGGTTCCTGCCGTCCACCTGGCACGCGCTCGGCTACTCCGGGCTCCCGGAATACGCCCCCGCCTGGCTGCAGCACCAGGCCTTCGAGAAGGAGTACGCCATCGCCGGGACCAGCCCCTGGTCGCCCTACGACCATTGTTAGATGTGTGATGGAGGTAGTCTGCAGCCGTCATATGCTTAGCGCATGCAGCTACCTCCTCGCATAGATGAGAAGTTTGGCCGTTGGACTGTGACCGGCGAAGTCTCCTGGCCGGGCGGCCGGGCGGCGGTCCCGTGTCGGTGTGATTGCGGGACTGAGCGTCTTGTGCTGGTGCAGAGCCTTCGTCGAAAGAACCGGGCCAACCCGAGTTGCGGGTGCTGGAGGCGTGAGCGAACAGCAACGATCGTCAGTGAGACACGTTGGAAGGATTCGCATGGCCTCAGGGGGCACCCTCTCTATCAGACTTGGCGCGGCATGATGAGACGGTGTTACGACGAAACGGACTTCCATTACCCGCGCTGGGGCGGTCGCGGCATCGAGGTCTGCCGGGAATGGCACGACGTGCGGGTCTTCGTCGCGTGGATCGAGGCCAACCTAGGTCAGCGGCCTCCTGGTCACAGCCTGGACCGCAAGGACAACGATGGCCCGTATGCCTGGTGGAACGTCCACTGGGCGACGGCCCTGCAGCAGTACGAGAACAGCAGGCTGCTGCGTGATCCCGGCACAGGCCGTTTCCTGTCTCCCGACGACTGACGGGGCCGATGACGAGGGCGGAGGACCACGGGCCTCCGCCCTCTCGTCGTCCCTGGAGGCGTCATGCCCGAGCCCGGCGCGTATGGCCGGAGAACCCCCAAGCGCGGCCCCGCCCTGCAGTTCAGCCGGTGGCGGGCCGGGGCCCCGCTGCTGTACCCGTCCGGGGTCGACTACCTGGCCCGGCTGAACGGCGGCTGGCAGATGCTCTCCAACGACGTGGCCGGCGACTGCGTGTCCGTCACCTGGGCCAATGCCCGCCGCCTGGTCACCTCGCTGCTGGCCCCGCCGGGGCACTACCCCACCCAGGACCAGGTGTGGGCCTTCTACAAGACCCAGAACCCCGGCTTCGACCCGGCCGGCACCGCGGACACCAACGGGCCGGGCAGCCGCGAGGACAACGGGATGGACATCCAGACCGCGCTGGAGACCCTGGTCCGCGACGGCGGCCCGGACGGGGCCAAGGCGCTGGCTTTCGGCAAGGTCGACACTCGCGACGTCAGCGAGGTCAAGGACGCCATCGCCGTCTTCGGCTATGTCTGGACCGGGGTGAACGTGCAGGCCGCTAACCTCGACCAGTTCCGCGCCGGGAGGCCCTGGGACTACGTGGCCGGCAGCCCGCCGGACGGCGGGCACTCCGTGCTCACCGGGGGCTACGGGCTGCCCGGCGGCGGCGCGCTGGCCGGCGACGAGAAGTTCATCACCTGGGCGGCCGAGACCAGCTTCACCGACGCCTACTGGGGCAGCCAGGCCGAGGAGGCCTGGGTGTGCATCTGGCCTGAGCACCTGGGCTCCCGCGCGTTCGCCGAGGGAGTCGATAGGACCGCGCTCGCGGCCGACTTCTTGCAGGTGACCGGCCGCCCGCTGAGCCTGGGCTGAGGCGCGCCGTGCACCCGGGCGTCGTCATCGGCGGGCTGGCCGGGCTGAGCGCCGCGCTATCCCTGGTGACCGCCATCGGCCGGGCGCTGTACAAGGCGGTGGCCACCGCCCAGCAGAATGCCGGGGCCGTCGAGAAGCTGGTCACTGACGTGGCCGAGCTGCAGGACCAGGCGACCGCGCATGACGCCCAGCTGGGCCAGCTCGGCAAGGTGCTCGCTGACGTGGGCGAGCTGCAGGACCAGGCGCACGACCACGACACCCGGCTGGCCGTCATGGAGGCGCTCGGGGAGAACGACCCGCAGGACGGTGGCAAGTGAAGAGGCTGGCCACCCCGCAGGCGCTCGTCATCGGCGCCGCGGTCCTGGCCGGGCTGGTGGTGCTGTTCCTGGCCGGGATCTACGTGCTGGTCAGCTGGTACGTCCAGGCCAACGATGACCGCTGGTGCTCGTACTTTGCGGTGGTGACCCAGCACGTGCCGGGGGACGGGGACCGTGCCCTGGTCATCGAGCTGCGGCAGGCCGAGCGGGAGGCGGGCTGCGGTCGATTATCCACGGCAGACGCACTCGCCGAGCCAGGAGGGCACGCGGGCATGGCCACACTAGCAAGCTCGTACGCAGGTACCCCGTTCGAGGGCTTCTCGCTCTCCCACGCAGCCATCCTGAACGGCGCGACCGGCGCGGAGGCCTCCACGGTCTATGGCGTGCGGAATGGCACGATCAGCACCGACCAGGGCAACTTTGAAAACACCGGTGACGATGTTGTCCTGTCCGAGCATTTCTGGATCAATTTCGCGAACGTGACCATTGAAGAAGGCTTCGTGCCATTCTCCACGATCGCGCTGATCACCGGTACGACGGTCACTAGCTCGGGCGCAGCGGGTGCTGACTACTACGCTATTCCGCTGTGGACGCTCAACTCGATGAACGCTGTCACCCAGCCGCTAGCAATTCGCGTGCCGTCAAAGGACGCGGGCGGGCAGGTACGGACGCTCGATTTCGTCCTTTACCGCGTGCAATTCCAGCCCTTTAACTTTACTGGTCCGTCGTACAAGACCGGCCTTTCCTGTTCCATCGCGGGGCGCGCGCTATTCAGCGGCGTGAACGAGATCGGCGGGGCGCTGCCCGCGTCCTACCCGCAGTCGATTGGCCGCCTGGTGGCCTGGCCGGGTGCCCAGACCGGAGCGTTCGTCCCCGAGCCGTTCGGCGCGGGCGGCGGCACGATCGTCTAGCCATGGCCACTCCCGCTCCTGCGCAGCAGGGCTACAGCACCCGGTGGTGGTTCCTGTTCCGCATTTTCATGCTGGTCAGTGCCGTCTGTTTCCTGTTCTCCGCGCTCACCTTCGGCGGCCACAGGATTCTGTCCGCCAACGGCTACGAGTGGCTGGCGGCCGGGTTCGCGGCCTGGGCGTTCGCCTGGGCGGTGCCGTGACGGTGCCGATGGCACCGGGTAAATCCGCCTAGAGCCCCCGGAGGGCCGCCATGGCCGAATCAGAGCTGGACAGGCTCGACCCAGAGCCGGTCATCGTCAAGATGTCTACCGGGTTCGCTGTCGAGGTGGTCCGGCTGCGGACCCGGCAGTTTTTTCGCCTGCTGCGGGTGCTGACCAACGGCGCCGGCCCGGCCATGATGCAGGCCGGGCTCAACTTCCGCGACAACCCGGACGACTTCACCCAGAAGTTCCTGATGCTGGTGCTGATGAGCATCCCGGATGCCGAGCAGCAGGCCATCATGTTCCTCCAGTCGATGCTCAAGCCGGCCGGGCTGGCCGACAAGCCGGACAGCCAGCTGACCAAGCAGCAGAAGGAAGACAACCAGGGGCTGTGGGACCGGTTTAACGAGGAGCTGTTCAACCCCGAGCTGACCGACACCATCGACCTGATCGAGGTGATGGTCCGGCAGGAGGCTCCGGAGCTGCAGGCCCTGGGAAAACGGCTGCAGGCCATGATGGCGGTGTTTCAGAAGACGGGCCAGGACCAGGAGCCGCCGGAGCCGGAGCCGAGCGTGCAGGACCTGGCCTCGCAGGGGCCTTCGCCAGCGCCTTCGACATCATCTCCAGCGAGTACGGATGGCGAGACGAGGACATCTTCGACCTCTCCCTCGGACGCCTCCGGCAGGTCGTCGAGGCCATCGGAGTCCGCCGGCAGCGTGAGCACCTGATCCGCCTGCGGCTGGCCGAGTGGCAGGTCAAGACGGTGTGCATCTTCATCGGGGCGCAGGCGATGGTTGACACGGACAAGACCGGCGGGCGCAACCCGCTGGTCGATGCCGCGCTGGCCATCGACGCGCTCGGCGGCCGGACCGCGGAGGAGCTGGAGCTGGACGCCATCCGCGGGGAGCGGGTGGCCGACCGGGTCGAGGACGATCCGCGGTTCGCCCCGCAGCCCGCCGACCCGGAGCACGGCGTGGAGGCGAGCAACGCCGACGGCAGCTTCGAGCGTCTGATGCAGCTCATGGGGGGCGGCTCCAGGCCGCCCATGCCGGACATCAACAGCCGCGTCAACGGGGACGGGGGGTGAGGCCGTGCGCTCGTGCGTAGTAATAAGCATGCTGAAACTTTCAGATGCTCAGGTCGCTGAAATCAGGCAGCTCTGGCTGGCTGGTGGTATCTACCAGCACGAGCTTGCTGCTCGGTTCGGCGTCTCGCAGGCCCTGATAAGCCACATTGTTCGCGGGCAGTTGCATGTCAAGCCCCGTGGGCGGAATCGGCCGCCTGGGGGCCGGATCACCGAGGAGGGCCGGGAGTGCTCGCGGTGTCAGGTCTTCAAATCCTGGGCCGAGTTCTCTCCGCTCCGTCAGTCCAGGCTGACCGGTCATCAGTCGGCCTGTAAATCCTGCCGGAATGTCAAGACCAAGGAGGCTGTAGCGAAAGATCCAGGGGCGAAGCGTCTTGCTGCCTGGGCGTCGTACCTCGTGAGGAAGTACGGCATTACTGCAGAGCAGTACGCCTGGCTGGCGGAGCGGCAGGGACACAAGTGCGCGCTCTGCCTGCAACCGGAGACCCAGCGACGGCGTGTCGACCGGCACGGCATTGTCCGGGTGGTAGATCGCCTGGGCGTGGATCATGATCATTCCTGCGATCGGCACGGGCTGACTCAGGCCTGCATCTGGTGCATACGCGGCCTGCTCTGCGATGACTGCAACCGGCTGCTCGGGTTCGCCGAGGCTAAGCCGCTTGTAGCTGTCCGGTTCGCTGATTACCTGGGCATGCGCCCCTTCTTGACGGAGGGAGGTGGTGCCCGAATGCAATACTCAGAGGCTGTGGGCGTGAATAATGCCTGAATACAGCGGTCCTGAGTACTGGTTATCGCCTGGTATGTCATCTACAAGGCGATAGCTAGACCCTGATCAGCTGACTTCGGCGACCTCATGCGGGACGCCAAGAAGGCCAAGGAAGCCCTGAAGGACATGGCCGACGCGGCCCGGGACGAGTCTGCGGCCGAGAAGACCGGCGCCGAGCAGGCGGCCCAGGCGCGCCGCCAGGACATCAGCGTCATCCGGGACCAGGGCCACGCGCTGGACCAGCTGGCCGCGTCGGCCAAGCAGAGCAACGTCCAGGCCCTGTACGGCGGCCGGTCGGACATGCAGCAGCACCTGGCCGACCTGGCCAAGGAGGAGCAGCTGCAGACGCTGCTCAACCGCGCGCGGAACATGGGCTTCACCACCCCGCAGCAGTACCAGGCCTACCGGCAGCAGCTGCTCGCGCTGGCGCTGAACGAGAACAAGGCCCGGTTCGGCGGGTACCTCACCCCGGACCAGTGGCTGACCTACCTGCAGAAGGAGATCACGGCCACCAACCTGGAGACCGCCGCGATGAAGAGCCGGGCGGCGGCCATCCGGGACGAGACTTCCGCGATGCTGGAGTACGATAACGCGGTCCAGGGCACTCACCAGTCGATCGGCCAGCTGGGCGAGGGCCTGTCCGCCGCCAACGCGTACGCCGCCGCGCTGACCGGCCTGCCGGACGTGGTGGTCACCCAGGCCGACTTCGACGCCAGCCGGGCGATGACCCAGCTGGCCATGTACCGGGCCGCGCTGATGGCGCTGCCGTCGGTGACCCGGCTGGCCATCATGCCCGGGCAGCCGCCCGAGCCGGGGCCGCCCATCCCGATCGGCCCGCCCGAGCCGGGCGCGCTGCCGCCGCCGGACCGCCGGGCGCTGCCGCCGGGCACCATGGGCGAGGGTCCGGGCTCCGGCTGGCGCACCGTCGGCGGCATCGAGGCGTTCATCGCCAGCGTGCTGCGCGCCGTCCAGGCCGCCGACCGGTACCAGGATGCCGAGGCGGGGCTGGCGTTCACGGTGCGCGGCCTGGACGGGGACCAGCGGTCGGCGGCGGCCAGCGCCTACCTGATCAGCCTGGCGCAGCGGGTTCTCGCGGACGACACGGGCAAGGCCACGGCCAGCATCGAGGAGCTGCGCGCGGCGTGGGCCAAGCTGACCGACGAGGAGCGGATCGCGCGCAGCTCCTCGATGC